CCGGTTGGGAATGTTGTGGTACCAGTGTTGCTAAATGTCCAGGTGTATCCAGACTTCACAATGTTGCCGGCAATGTTGCCTGTGTATGTGGGCAAGTATTCAGCCACTTGTGTGTTGCCGTATGTACCAGCCACAGGTGCGCCGTTGACCAACAAGGTTCCGCCATCCACACGGACGGGTGTGTTTCCAATATAAATGGTGTTGTTTGAAACCCAGAGGTCTCGCCACTGAAATTGTTCACTTCCGAGGCTATAGGTCACATTGGCACTTGGTATTATGTTGCCGTCAAACGCAGATAGATAAGTGGCTACATTGGCGTTGCTATATGTTCCTGTAACACTGGCAATTGCCTGGGCCTGAGCGGCCGCATTGGCCACCAAATCCGTCAGACTTGTTTGTTGTGTGACTGCGTTACTTAAGAGTGTAGTCAGTGTGGTGGCCTGTGTGGCCGCATTTGATGTCAAGGTATCTAACACCATTGCTTGAGTAGTTGCGTTGCCAGTGAGTGTGTCCAAGATGCTGGCCTGTATGGCCGCATTTGATGTCAAACTGGTTATGGCCGCGTTGGCCGCTGTCACATTGGCATTAATGGCATTGATCAACGTGGCCTGTGTGCTAAACGTTAAATTGGCATAGGTTTGAAAAGCACCAACGTTGGCATTGGCAGCCAAGGATTGGCCATTGGTAGCCAACAGGATTCCACCTACTGTGGAGCCGTTATGTGCTCGTACAGTATTCAACCCGGTATCAAAAGTAAGTTCGCCCACCGGACCTGTGTGGGTTGTGCTTTGTATGGTATTACCACGCTTGAGTAAAATATGTCCTACGTTGGCGTATGTGGTCATTATATAACTCCACCATCAAAGATTACTTCCGTGTCATCACTGGCTGAATCTGCGTAGTAGGCAGGTAACACTTGTAAATCCAAAGGTACACCATAATTGTCATCAATATAAACTGGTTGTTCAGTGTTGTCTGATGTGAAGTTGGTTTTAAATGTGAGTTTATAGAATCGTTGTTCTAATGTGTTTATGGTGGCACGATCAATGGTAAATGTGCCTTGACCAGTGGCAATGTTGGCAAAAGTCACAGCATAGGTTTCAATAGTCACTTGATTGGTAGGATCCTGTATGGCTGCTTGCACAGTATAGCCTGTCAGATTGATCTTTTTTTGGTCTTGATTTCGTATGATAACTTGGATAGGATTGTCTACACCTTGGTAGACTTTGATTGGGCGGCTGTACACTTGGCGGTTCCTTGTTGTAAATATTGCGGGGTCGAAAACCTGCACCTCGGCTGTATTTGGGTATAAATATGCTTTGACAGTAATCATTTATTTGCTCGTCTTTAACATATTTATCGGACAACGTGGAAGAACACTACAAGCAACTACTAGCACAGTACCCATTCGTTAGTTATCTTACCTACGGCGGCAATGACTACATTGGCATCATACAAAACTCAGACGAAGTTATAACTACGCTTTACGATTTTGGCCAGATCAAAGATGCCGAGCTCAAGCGAGTGTTCCTAGAACTTGGGGAAACATGGTGGTGGGAAAGCAACAGGCTCATGCCCATCAATGTGTTTTTAAAGCAGAATTGGAGTCAGTTTAGAGTTTGTCTACGTACCATGAACAGCAAGGACGTAGAAATCAAAATGGGCCCTTATGTGAGCTTGAAAGAAATGGCTACCAAGCGTAGCAAACGCAAATCAATTACCTTGATACGCAAAATAGTTTAACTATAGCCGTAACTTAGTTTTTCCGACAGCAAATTCATGTTTACAACCACCAAGTGTGCATAGGCCACAGCATGGCTTTTCTTGAACTGATATCCATCAGCTTCTCGTTCCCACACAGTCCGTGCCACATCCGCCCAAGGCCGACCTATCAAGTGTCGCTTGGCTGGCCGAATCACACTCAAGAACATGGACATCCTGGCCGTGCTGTTGACTGCTTCAGGCATTTGTATCAGGGTACGATAGTGATTGCCAATATGTATGAGTTGAGCACAAAATTCAGGTTCATACAGGAGATCCCAGGCTGGTTCTTGTGCCAACAAATCCTGCAGGTGTTGTTCGTTCTTTATCTGCGTATATAATGACACATTCAAAAAATCCAACTTGGTATACCCACGTGCTTCTGCTGATTCATAATCAATACTGGCTCTGCCGGTGAATGGATCCTGTGGGATCTTGGTCACATATATGCCGGTATTGTGCGGAACCAATTGGCCATCACGAAGAATACTGGCCGGAGTATGCTTGAGTAATCCCAATGCTTGAGTGCGATCACCAAAGTCTATATCAATGTCTGACCCGAACTTCATAGATTAGCCTTGATTAAAATATCTTTGACCCATTCAGTGTCGGCGGTATAATCTCGAAATCGGCGTTGCCAGTGGTCTGGATCTATCCAAGGCATGACTATGCCAATCTGCTCTTCTGTAAGATTGTCCAAAAATTCCACGCCACTGGCACAGTTAAACACAATCCAAGGGCTAACACGGCCGGTTGAAATATGATGACATATCCTGTTACTGTTACCGTATCTAAAATAATCCGTAAAGCCATTTTTGAGTTCGGGGTGGTCGTCTGCATAGTCCTGCATCTCCTTTAAGGCACGTTCAAGTGCATCTTGTACTGCTTCACGTCTAAGGTATTCGTGCAAGTAGGTCACATAAAAATCATCCTTGCACCACTGATCAATTTTTTTGTTATTTTTTAAAAGCCATTCTAGAAACTGTGGTGGATTGATACCACGTATGCCCACCATGTGTCGGCCCCACTTGACAAATGCATTGTAATAGGGACTGGTCACAAAGTCTTGATAACTCTTTAATCGGGCACTACCTTGTGTAATTTCATAAAATCTTAGATAGGCTCGTAGACCCAGTTGCACTCCAGTTTCTTTTTCCTGTTGCCACCTTCGCTTGGGCTCACACAGATGCACTGCCAGGCTTGATTCCTTGCGAAACTCTCGTTCACAGTAACGACACTTATAACTCATTGATCCGATCTACCAGGTACTTTACCAGTATTATAACATCTTCTCCATAGTGATGTCTAGCATTCACAGGCAAATCCTGATCCTGCTCAAAAGATTCGCATCCATTTTGTTCCAGATATTCGTTGCCAATAAATGAAAATGGCACAAATCCTGGACCCAAATCAACTTCCTGGTGATGTCGATCGCAGGTATTAAACACAAGAAACCCGATACCTCGACTGGTCAGGTATCCAGATAATAATCGCAAATCCAAGTACAGTTGTTCTAGATAGGCCGTGCCAATGTCATATCTATATCGGCTTTTTACATAGTCCTCGGTTATTTTGTGCTCCACTGTGCTGTCAAAGTCCGACGCTGTGATAAATGTGGCCTGGAATCCTTGCGAGTTATAACTGACCCACGATCCTTCAACACGATCACGTGGTATGGTTAAAAAAGGACCTTCTTGACGATCATAGAAAGTCAGACCCATGACAACCAAGTCTACAGTATTGCGTTGTATGTGTTCCATTGTGGTGCGTACGATACGGCGATTACTACTACCGGCTCGGGCTATGTTTACGGCTGTGCCACCCAGTAGTTGACCAAACTGATTTTGATAGTGACAGCTGTCCATAAAACTACAGCCATTGATCAAAATGTTCATAACTCTTTCTTGATATCTTTGTCTGCCCAACCCAGTCCTCGAGCATATTCTTTGAGATCATCCTTGGTATTCAATTCGCTCAACAATCGTATTTCATCTTCTTTGAGATGCGGATGCAGGTCTCGCAAAAAGTTCATGCTCTTGTTGTCTGTGGTTTTTTTCTTGGGGGCTATCCACTGATGGAACTGATTGCCCATGCCCGGACTTATGGTGGTGGCCATGAGCCACTGTAGTTTTTTGTGTTGTGCTGTGTTTATATCAAAAAAGTGTTTGTTTAAATTTTCGTTGGTACTCATCAAGTAGTAGGCCTGCAGATCAGCCGTGCCTGACACAGCCGACCCATACCGTATCATCAAATACGGGCTGAACTTTTTCTTTTCTTCATCGGTGAGACTGTCATAGAACCCTCGATTCTTGCGATCCAGGGCCGACATTTCACTCTTGATGCTTAGTTTGTCTTCACTCATCCTGGCTCTTTTGATTGTTGCGTTTCTCTTGTATGGTCAAGTGATCCTTGGTTGTCTTGTTGTGTCTGGGGCTGGCGCACATGGGACAGTTGGGAACACCACAGTCCATGGCATGGTGTTTGGCAAACTTGTGCGGATTTTCCACCGGTATGCCGTGTGTTTTGGCAATCTTGACCTGCTTGGCAATGGCTGCTTCGTCTTTGTGTAGGCGTTTGCTATGTTTGATTCGGTCTTCGTCTCGGCTCATACTGGATGCCACTGTGGTGGCTCTGCCCCTTTCTGTAGTTCGTACAACACTATAACACGTTCAATGGCTTCTTGTAAAGCCGGACTATGCTCGGCCTGTTTCAATATGTCCATCCACTGTGATTCACGATCCACTTTTTTCAAGTGCTCGATCATGTCAAAACTGTAGCCAATCAGCTGCCGATCCAGGGTTCCGGTTTCTCTGGCGTAGACACTTTTGCCACCGTCAGGGCTTTCATAAACATAAGTGGCTCCGGGTTTCAAATTTCCCATGGTGCCTATCCTACCATATTTTTCCATAGTCAATGACTTCACTTTGTCGGCTGATGTCCTTGATAAAGAACGCACACATGGGTTTTTCGCCTTCGGTCAAGGGTATAGCCAACAGTTGTCCAGGTTTTAACTTGGGAAAATACCATTTAACATCTTGATAGATGTCAATGATTTCCACTGGATGAAATTCGGGTCGGAAACTGGTCAAGGGATTAAATGTAAACACATTAAATCCACGATCGTTGATACTGGTCAATGGCACTACTTCTAGGTCGCCAAAGTCGGGCTCACCAATTAAGATTTGCCAATCTACAGGCATGCGAACAGTATTGTTGCCAATCTTTAACACCAGGGCAGGGCTGTTAAAACTTTCTAAAAAGATCAAAGGTATATAAAAATAATCAGGATCTTTGGGATCACTATTATCCAGTACACAAAATCTTACTTCGTCTATCTCGTCTGGAATTGAATCCATTGAGTAACTGGTGTTATCCAGAGTTAATATTCTCATTGCCAATCGGCCTTCTCTAATGTAAATGGGTAGTTGGCTTCCTTGTAAAAAGCCTTGCGTTTTGTTAGGTGTCGTTTGGCGAACTTGCAGGTGCTGGTGATGTCCCAGATTTGGACGTGATCTTTGTCCTCCGCCTTGCGAATACCACGGCCGATCGATTGTATGACACGAACAAAGGACTTACCAGGCTCAACAAGCACCAGATTAAAAATTCTAGGGATATTAATACCCACAGCAGCAACACCATAGGTAGCAACAATAATCTTATCGCTACTAATCGCAACTTCATCATATTCTTCCTTTCTGTCTGCAGCCTTGGTCGATCCCGACACAAATACTGCATTGTCTAATCTTTCTGCCAGCAATTTACCAGTGGCAATACGATCTATCAACACCAGTGTATTGCCTGTACCGTTGACTCGTGTGACCAAGTCGGCAATGTAATCCAGGCGTTCAGGTGTTTCAACCAGGTATTTGAGTTCGCTTTGGTAGTTGGCATATTCCACATGATCAACTAATTGTACTATGTTCACGTGGCAGTTTGCAAGATGTCCAGCTTCCTGAAGTTCAGACGCACTGAGTCGGCCTACCACATTGCCCAGGCTACAAAATATACTCAAGGCCGCATATTCTTCTTTGGGTATGGTTCCTGTGAGTCCCCATCGTATGGGCACATGAGCAAACACGCCTGTGAGTAGTGTTTTGAGTGCATCGGCCTTGGCCATGTGTACTTCGTCGACCATGACACACACCACTCCTTCGATAAAATCACCTATGGTACATTCGGCTTCGTGATTCTTGGTATTCTTTAGCAATACATTAAGGCTCTGCCAGGTACATATGGTGTGTGTGCGACCCCACTCTTTTCTGTCGCCAAAATACACGCCCACATCCAGATCTAAGTTTTTGTAGTCATCCTCGGTTTGCGTAACTAGACTTTTGTTGGGCACTATAACAATCGATCTACCATAGGGTTCTACACTTCGGCTCATGGCTGCGGTCATGATTGTTTTACCTGCACCAGTGGCAATCTCTTGCACACTCTGCGGATTGGTCAGGAAGTTATTGAGTATTTCTACCTGATAGTCACGTAGCATGATGGGCTCACCGGCTCGTGGATGACTCGCAGGCCAGGTTATGTTAGAAAATGTGTCTTCTGCAATTTGATCAAATGTAAACGTGGTAGAATATTCTCTGGCATCTTCTACTTCTACGTCGTAACCTTGTTCGTCTAGATAAGGCAAGATCTCAGGCAAAAGATTGATATAGGTGCTGCCACCCAATTGGAAGAATGGTACTTTGCCATCCCAGCGTCCCAGACGTACCGCAGGCAAGTATCTGGCGCCGGGTATTTCATACTTGAACTTGGCCACAAGATTTTTGCGTGTGGTCAAATCCAAGCCCTCAATTTTGACATTGACTTCGTCACGTATGATTAATCTAGCTTGCAAACGTCTTTTCCTTTAACATTTTTATTATACACATCTTTGGAGAAATACACAACCTTTTCGGCCGCTTGCAACCACATTTGGCGATCTCCGCCGTACATCATACCAGCACTACTGACCATGATAGGAATGCGTGTGAATTGTCGCTTGGGAATTCTACTGGTGTAAACAATTTTTGTTGTGTCATCTACCACATTGTCTTCGGACTTGTTGTCCAGGTTAACAATTTGTCCAGCAAAGAACCTGTCAAATTCTGCAAGCAAACGTCCACTGAGATCTGGCTCGTAAACAAATATAGGAAAACGGCCGGTCAATTCAGCATATTCAACCAACTCAGGAACCAGATTGACATTGATTGCCGAGTCAATTTTGAGATTACGATTGGTACACAGGCTCCAAAATCTCGTACTGAAATTTTTGATCACATCCGTTTCAATATCTTTGTGAATGGTATATCCCAACACCGGTGCATGATCACACAGAGTAAGAATATTGTCCAAGGCAAAACCGCCCAGATGATTTTGTATGTATTCTGTCATGCTGGCTTCAGCATTGGTAATTGTCAAGGCATGGTTGGCGTATACAAGTTCTATACGATATGGAATTTGTTCAACAGCTAAAACAATATCCATCAGCTGTCGAACGCTGGGGTCAATGTTAAAATTGTGCTGTACTGCAAAAGAATATATCCAGTTCAAGTTCCATTCAGTCAACGCAGCTTCGTGATATCGTGCATCTCGGTTGAACCGGAAACGACCTTTACTTTCTTTGGTCGCGGTTCTCACAATATCTATCAAGGCCACGTCATAAGGGAATTGCAACTTGATAACATCTTTTTCTACCCAGACTCTGGTGCTACGATCTATTTGTCTGATGGGATGACGGTAACTAGGATTACGCACCGAGCTGACATCTATGCCCAATTTACTCAACTGTCGTTCGTATTTTAGTACCAGGTCCGCAGCCAATTTGGCCTGCTTGTCAGTGTAACCTTTGGCCTGACCAATGGTTTGTTCAGCCAAGCTGGGTATGATCTTCATGTCATATCTGGCCAGACTTACAATGGGCTGACCCACTTCAAAAATACTGTAGTTATCTTTGCCATTGGGTAAGCGATAGCCAGCAATAATTTCTATATAGTCTTCCACATGTGGATGTTTGAATATAAGCGCCATAGTGCAATTATAACATATATTTACAGGCAATGCAAATAAAAAAGCCCTGGGTGGTTAAACCCAGGGCAAACCATGATTCAGGAGCTAGAGTAGAACCATGGGCTACAGTCCCGGTAGGACTGTAGTAAACTTGTATTTAAGTCAGGCAGTTTTCATGCAAGTAACTTCTGCCATGGCTTTCCACTTGAGCGGAAAGCTCTTTTTAAGATCAGCAATCTTGATGGCCATACGCAGACTCATTTCACGGAACTTGTTTTTGTTTTCTTCCATGTAAGCAATGATCTCATCTTGCTCACAGGGTTGGAAATCATAACTTTCAAACAGGACTCCGTCCTGTGCAATCTGCTTGATACGCAAGACCTTGTCACGCATGGTATCCAAGGTCAGGTCCAAGTAGTGGCAACGACTTTGCAAGGCATCCAGGTGATCACGCAACTTCTGGCTTTTCATCTTGTCAAACTTCAGGTTGGTGATAAAGATCACGCTACCTTTGAACTCAAAACTGTCAGGAACACCTTCACGACGTAGCATGTGGCTGTCTGACAACCACGAAATCTTACGTTTCTTGCCTGAATCCAAGGCGCCCTTGAGCAGGTTCAAACTGGTATCATCCAACAAGATGCTGTCGCAGTCGTCAAACACCAACATGCAGTTGGCATCTGAATGCTTGTACAGGGCACAATATAGACCCAGAGCCGACGTAGAGCCTTTGACTACCTCGGCACGCAAACGCTTGCCAGAGATCTGATCAAACAAGCAGGCCTTTTCCACGATCTTTTCCACACCAAAACTCTTGCCAACTCCGGGAGGACCCGACACAATCATGGCACGGATGTCACCGGTGGTAGCAGCCGTGGTCATTTCATCCAGAATCTGGAATCGTTGGCGGATACGCTCAATCACGGCTTCATCGGTTTCACCTGTGGTTTCTAAAGCAACAGTTTCGGCCACAGGAGTGTTGCCGGCTTCAACAAATTCCGCTTCACTGACAAATTCATAATCGCTCATGCCTTCTACCTTGACACGGATATCTTCAGGAAAACCTGGAAATTGGTTGCTGTTTTTAACAGTCACATACCCACCTTTGGCGGTGGATTTGTATTGTTCAACCAATTGGAACACGCGACCTGACACGTCAGTGGTACGATATGCACCGGTTCGGATGCGAATAAAACTTGATGACATACTAGCTCCTTTTTTGATTTAATATAGTTATTATACATTTAATCGAATTATTGGTCAACCATATATGTACTGGCTCTTTTTAGCCAGGGCTGTGTGGTATTTTTGCACAAAATCCAGGGCTTCGTTTATCTGTTGATCAGGCACACGATTTTCAAAGTAACCTTGCTGTAGCATTTCCACATAACCCGGGCCGGGGGGCTCATCGGGTATGTTGCCAATCATGTAGTAAGTCATGGTTTCAATTGATTGTAGTCGATGCTGTACCGCGACTGTTTTGCGTTGATAGTAGTTGGGATAACCTTCCAGAGTATCCAAACTGATCAGACAGTCATCAGTGATTTCCCACAGTACGCCGTGAGTGACAAATCCTGGTATGGGCAAAATGTCAGCATGACGAGCAAATCTAAATTGGTGATTGGGCAGGTAGGCCGCACCCAAACATCTGGCGTTGGGACATCGCATGGCCATTTGAGCCAAATTGGTATTCATACCATATGCAAAATATTTCATAATACAATTATATATTAAAGGGATTTATTGGTCAACCGTAGAAATGCTTATAACTCATACCGCCCACATAGATTAGAGTCAGTACTAGATTTGATGTGATCATAAAGACCTCTTTCATTTTAAAACTAACTGCAAGCCATAATCCAGTCTCCAACAGGCACATGACAGCACCTAATGGGTAGAAATCCAAAGAAACACACACAGCGGCAGCAATTGATATTGCTGTGGCACTCCATTTGATTATAAAGTCTTGATCAATCTTCATGTGGTTATTTTAGCATTTGTTGGATTTCAAGTCAAAAGAAAGCCCACCGAAGTGGGCTGTCTATTACATCATGTTGGGCATTGACGGCTGTGGATTATTGGGATCTTTTGGCAGATCAAAAATTGCACAGTCAGTGGTCAGCAACAAGCCTGCAACACTGGCCGCATTGACCAAGGCTGTTTTGGCCACCTTGGTTGGATCAATAACACCAGCTGCCAACATGTCCACATACTGCTCAGTGGCTGCATTGTAACCAAAGTTACCAGTGCCCAGCTCCACACGATTCAGCACTACGTCGGCTGATTCACCGGCATTGCTCACGATACAACGTAGAGGTTCTTCCATGGCACGCAACACAATGTTGATACCGGCTTGTTGGTCGGCATTGTCGCCTTTGAGTCCGCTGATGGCCTGTTTGGCACGAACCAAAGCAACACCACCGCCTGGTACAATGCCTTCTTGTACTGCAGCCTTGGTAGCATGTAGGGCATCATCAATACGATCTTTCTTTTCTTTGACTTCCATCTCTGTGGCTCCACCGACCTTGATCACTGCAACACCGCCAGCCAATTTGGCCACACGCTCTTGTAATTTTTCACGATCATAGTCTGACGTGGCTTCTTCGGCCTGTACACGAATAGCCGCTACTCGTGCCTTGATTCTGTCAGCATCGCCGGCACCGTCAATGATGATGGTGTTTTCTTTGCTGATTTCTACACGACCGGCCATGCCCAGATCTTCGGCAGTGACTTTGTCCAAAGTATAACCCAGTTCTTCGGCAATGACTTTACCACCTGTCAAGATAGCCAAGTCTTCCAGCATGGCTTTGCGGCGATCACCAAAGCCAGGTGCCTTGATGGCACAGGTTTTGACAGTGCCACGCATGTTGTTTACTACCAGAGTGGCCAAGGCTTCACCTTCAACATCTTCTGCAACAATAAGCAGGGGCTTGCCGGCTTTGGCAACTTGTTCCAATACAGGAATCATGTCACGGATGTTGGTGATCTTTTTATCAAACAACAAGATAAACGGATTGTCCAGTTCGACTGTTTGCTTGTCTTGATTGTTGATAAAATATGGACTGAGATAGCCACGGTCAAACTGCATGCCTTCCACCACATCTAATTCGTCTTGTAGACTCTTGCCATTTTCCACGGTGATTACGCCTTCCTTGCCCACCTTGGACATGGCATCAGCGATCATCTTACCAATGCCATGATCGCTGTTGGCACTGATTGTGCCCACTTGTGCAATTTCTTCATCGGTTTCGCAAGGTTTGCTGATCTTGGCCAAGGCTTCAACTGCAGCTGTGGCAGCACGATCAATACCACGTTTGAGATCCATTGGATTGTGTCCGGCAGTCACATACTTCATTCCTTCCTTGACAATGCTCTGAGCCAACACTGTGGCTGTAGTTGTGCCATCACCGGCGTCATCCGCAGTCTTGGAGGCAACTTCTTTGACCATTTGAGCACCCATATTTTGCAGTTTGTCTTTGAGTTCAATTTCTTTTGCAACTGTAACGCCGTCCTTGGTCACTGCCGGACCACCAAAACTGCGTTCAATTACCACGTTACGGCCTTTGGGGCCTAGTGTGACCTTGACAGCATTGGCCAGGATGTTGACACCCTCAACCATCTTGCTACGTGAGTCATTACCAAAATACACTTCTTTTGCAGCCATTTTTATTCTCCTTGAATAACAGCGAGGATATCTTCCTCTTTTAAAATTAATAATTCTTCACCGTCGACTTTGACAGTCTGGCCGGCAAATTTACCAAATAAGACTCGGTCGTTGACCGCAACATCAAGAGCAACTACTTGCCCTTCCTTGTCACGCTTTCCAGGTCCAACAGCAAGTACTCGTCCTTGATCGGCTTTCTCTGTGGCTGCATCTGGGATAAAGATGCCGCCCTTGGTTACAGATTCGCTGTCAACCCGGCGAACTACCACCCTATCAGATAGCGGTTTTAGATTCATCATGATCTCCTTTAAAAAATGATTAATTCAGTTTGTTATTATACTACAGAAATGTGGCATTGTCAACAACTACCACAAAAATATTTACCTGTTAAAAATACTGGGCATTGTTTCTTGGGAAGAAACACTCGTTGTTTTGCAAAGGTTTAATTTTGATTGTTTCTAACACAGTTTGCTTGCCCAGGCCCATGGCCAAACTGTATACAAAGTTTTGGTTGGCCATAATCAAATTAGCACCAGCCACAATGTTGGCCAGTTCTAAAAAGTTGGCAACTGGGTGATATGGAATGGCAACTCCGGTTATCCGTACAAAATCCTCATGCTCTTCTTTGGTGCCTACAAAAATACCCAGGCGATCCAACACACCATCTTGGGCCATTTTTTTCCAAACAGAGTCGGCAGCAGGATCGCGATAACGAAAGGTACGGCTTACTACCATGGGCTTGATAGTGACCGGATCTGCTTCTAGCCAAGGAGTATCATAATCGGCCATGACAAAGGGCAAACCAAATGCTATGTGGTATGCTTGTACGTAGTTGCCTTCAAACCCACGGAACAAGGTGCCGCGGAACCGGTCCAGGTCCACCGCAGGTTCAGCATCGCCTTGACGCCAGGTGCCCACCGCTTCGATATAACTTTGACGTTTGAGCAGGGGCTTTAACCATTCAAAGTCCTGTTCTGTGAATCTGCCTTTGTGTGCTGGATCTACTTCGTCGGGACGATATCCGTATTGGCTTACGCAATTTTCAATGTTATTCAAGGCAACTAAAAATTGCCCGGGTTCCATTTTCTTCACAACGCTTAGGCTGTAGATAAGATCGCCTAGAGTACCTGAGTGTCTGTATGTTTTCATAATTGTTTCAATATAGTGTCAGCAATGCGTTTGGTGTCCCACAGGCGATTACAACGATAATCACCGTGTTGGCAGACCACCTGTCGTACTGGCCTTTGTTGTTTTGTGTTGCAACCTACACAATCTATATCGGCCTGTATGGCTGTCCAGTTCCAGGTAGGATCTAATTTCCTAATAGGCATGATATTTTTAGGTGGATTGTGTGTGAGTAGACCGATCACATGAGTCTGTGAAGCTCCGGCGATTTGAAACGGTCCTGAATCTATGCCCACAAAACATCTGGCATGATCCAACAGATATTTGAGTTGTTGTGGTGTATATTTGGCATTGGCATTGAATATCAGCGGATGTTCTAGACTGTAATCAGTAGGGCCACCCACAGTCACAATCTTTACATCTGTGCGTTGCTCGAATACCCGTGCAAATATATCAGCCCATACATCAACGTCAATGTTTTTTAAGGGCCAATGCCACTGGCGCATGTGTACAGCAAAAAATGGACCGGCGATTTGATTTAAATCTGCATCAACAATGTCACGATCATTATCGTCAGGATGTAGATCCACAGCATGATTGAGATTATTAGATCCAAACGCACGGTAAAACATGCTGTCCACAAAATGATTGTCGGGGTTTAATTCATAGCTGTCGTCTAGATTGATGACAATTTCATAATCGGCCGAGTTGACTTCGCCCCAGTTACGCAACTCTGCTATGTAAGGATTATTTTTGTACACCAATGGAAATTCTGTTTCCACTGTGATAGCACAGTTTCCTTCATATCGGCGATGTAATTCTCTGACCACGCCTGTGCTCATGACCACATCGCCCAATGCGGCACGTCGTTTCACTAGAATGGTTATGGGTGTTTCAATTTTCACTGGTGTGATCTTTCTTGATTTCTCTGACTGTGTCGCCGAGTTTTTCCGCCATGCTATTTTTGTATTGCACTCGACAATTGTTTATGTCTCTGATTTCCAATGCTCTGCGGCCTATTTCTGCCAGGTCTACCCCATCCACTCGGCACTTCTTAAAATCATCTTCCAAATTCCAAATTTGTCTGTGTATGCTTTCCAATTGTTCTAGTTCATCTTTTATAAGACTCTGATTTAATTTTGCGATTTGTTTGGTATAAAACGCCAACTCGGCCTCATTGGCTCCCGCAGTTTTTTCGTATTTTACACGAGCAATGGTGTATCGGTCAACCAGTTCAATCACGGGAAACTCAAATTCTGTCTTCATTGAAATCTATTTTTAATTCTGGAAAATATCTCATGAACGCATCACCTGGTTGGTCACGGACCGAACGTATTTTTTGTGTAATTTCTTTGTAAAAATTCCAAGCCAAGGGTATGAACAACACTGGTTCATCTGACGGTATGCGGCTTATGTATTCACTGCTGACCACAGGTATTTGTGTACCCGGGCAATAAAGCCCTTGTTTGAGAGGATTGTCGTCTATCACAGCATCTAAAACAACTCCCGACGCATTCAGTAAAGTCATACCCTTGGCCGCGGCTCCGTATCCTATCACATGCTTGAACAGACCAAAGCCGCGAAACTCCTGTATTTGATCGGCCAGACGAGTCAGTAAATCTTTGACTCTGTTGTTCCAGTCATGATAAGTCTGTGCTGTCTGCAAACCTGCGGCCTGTTCCAGGGCCAAGATATTTTGAATTTTGCAAGGACTTGTGGGTTGCTTGGCCAAGACAAATATGTAGCTGGTTCCGTGTATGGGAGTCTTGACCACATCAACAAGATGCAGGCCAGCACGTTCAGCCAGGCACTTCATTGAGTAGGCATTATAGTAGCTGATATGCTCATGATATATGGTATCAAATTCACCATTGAGCACCATGTCAGCCTGGCTGGTACTGATAAAAATTTTGCCATCTGATCTGAGATACTTGGCAGCCAGTTGTAGATAACTCACAGGATCGGGAATGTGAGCAAATGCATTTTGTGTGGTTATGACCTGGAACTCTTCACGGCCCAGTTCGGCGGCTGTGGTTTCGTCCCAGAAGCCACATACCACCTGATGCCGGGCACTCGACGCAGCATGTAAATTTTCTGCTGGATCCATACCCCAGGTACGGAACTGTGCTCTACGGAATGCATCCAATTGACTGCCATCATTGCAACCAATGTCTAATACTGTATCTACCCAATATGAAAATTGTTCTCTTACAAATTTAGCATACCAATCCATGTAATCCAACAAGGTTTGACTGGTTCCTGACACATACAAGTAGTGTTTGTATATCAGTTCGGGATTTACTGCATGAGTAAGTTGCAGATGGTTGCAAGCCTCACAACGATTGATGCTCAGTGGATATTTTGACTCGTGTATGGTCGTTTGTATTTCTCTAAAAGCATTGGCCAAGGGTTGTGGTTCAAACGACAAAGTAGGAACCAACACATGATGACCACAGGCCAGACATTCAGTTATAGGATTGACTTTTTCCATTAGTTTTTAATTGCTGCTCCATTGGGTGCTATGCATCCTTCTACCCCTAGATTTTGTATTTCGTGTACATGGTCGGGGTTCAGGAATCTGGCCAACACATGTTCTATGTCCACGTATCCACCGGCGGCCAGACGTTCAGCAAAGAATACCAGACTGTTTTCATAGACCTGAATAACTTCGTCTAGTCTACCGATCGGCCACGACCACAGCCGTGCCATGTACTGCCAAGGCTGTGTGGTCACTGATTCAGGAAACTGACTTTTGTATTTGGGGCCGATAATGATTCTGTCGGCCACATCAGATTTTTCATAAGTCTCTACGTCAAACATGTCATTTAAAATATAGCGTCCCGACATCTTGTGTATACGATCAACACCGGCAAACTGACCGGAGTTTTTTAGCATGGTCAATGCACGACTAAAGCACATGATTTCTGTTCCGTTTTTGACCACGTCCCAGTTGTCGTTATCATACACAGCTTGTACATCCGGGTTGGTGCTAAAATCAATCAAGGTATCGCATGATTTGGCCAACACAAGACGTTGATCATCAGTGATAGGAGTACCACAACATTCCATGATAAAGATTTTAGCATCGGGTATCTTGCTTCGAATACTTGTAATTGTATCAATGGTTTGTTGCAACCTTTCGGCGGGCTTAAACACACCAAACTTACTATTAACAGCACTTGTAACTACAAATGCGTGTTTCACTTGCTGAGCCATCTATTGTTCTCCAAAGTCCATTTAGTCATTTCTGTAATGCGTTCGCTTAGTTTAATTTTTGGCTCCCAACCTAGCTCTTTTAACAGGCCGCCATCCAATGCATAGCGTAGGTCGTGTCCAGGTCTGCTTCCGTGAAAGTCAACCATTTCGTAAACAAGTTCCCGGCCTTGTGCGGCCGCAACCATCCGAGCCAAGGTCAAGTTATCAATTTCTTCTGTGCCCACCAGGTTAAACTTGGGACAGTGAGCCCACCCGTAATCTCCGGTGTGCTTGTAATCTCGTGGCAGAGTTTCGAGAATAAACATCAGGCCTTCTGCCACATCTTTGGCATGTATGTACATGCGTGTGCCTGCTTCTGTGCAATCTTCGTTGGCATGGATATACACTTTTTCGCCATCCCTGGCACGTTGGATGCACATGGGAATAAACTTTTCTGGATGTTGACGTTCGCCAAACACGTTCATGGTGTGTGTGACCACAATAGGCATCTTGTAGGTATTTTCATAGGCCACACAAAACTCTTCGCCGGCCGCTTTTGACGCTGAGTATGGATTGGTACTGTTATATCGATCGTATTCTCGATAGCTGACTCCTGGAGGAGCAACACCAAAAATCTCGTCCGTTGAAAAGTAAACAAAACGTTCTAGGTTAGGCAAGTGTTTACGAGCATAGTCTAACAGGTGTACTGTGCCAACCACGTTGTCTTGCACAAACTCCATGGGATACTGGATACTGCGATCCACGTGTGATCCTGCGGCCAGGTGTAGCACAATATCAATTGGCCCAATATCTTTAACAATCATTTCGTTAAGTTCAGCTTTGAGATCGTGAAATACAATACGCAGTCTCTTGGATACTTTCGCAGGATTATGATCCTGTAACATATCGTGTAGTCTATTTAGATTACCTGAAATATCCAGGCGATCCAGACATACGATCCGCCAGTCGGTGTCGTTTAAAATTTTATCAATTACATGATGTGCGATAAATCCAGCACCGCCGGTGATTAATACTGTCTTTGACATGTTGTTCCTAATTGAATTTTATATTATATACTAGTTGAAATGCAAAGTCAAGCACGACACGCATCTGTACAACTTTTACACAGGCTCTCATCTGTATAATATGGTAAAGCATTTAGTTCCAGCAAGCGTTTCATGGCCGGATTGGTCGGTAGATCTGCATAGTCTTGTTCGAGCAGGTTGCCCATAACGTGTTTTTTATCATAATCCATACAGCATAGCAGTACTTCGCCGTTGGGTAACAACACTCCCTGATTGTACAGATCAGTTTTGCTACATTTGACAGGATAGTTGTGTTTGGGACTGAACGCAATTGGTTGCTCTTTGACCGACTCTGTATCCAGGGTACCAGCACGATCATGTGCAGCGATTGACCATGAATGGCTGACGCCAACTCCAGGCAACGCGGCAATGGCTGGATGCACGCCGTGATCACTCATGGTCATGGCTTCGTAGTGTATGCCAGCGGCCTGTACCACAGCAGTTACTCCAGCAAATGCATAGTTCCATTCTTCGCTGGGTTTCCAGCCTTTCATGTTGCCTTGATCATCAGGAAAGTGTATTTTGACAATGTCGATTTGATCAGCATAGTTAAACAACAGTTCGCCCATGCGGTGTACAGTTGCTTCGTCCCAATTGTACAGGGTGGTAAAGATCGCCGTGCGGAATCCCCGTTGCATGGCATATTCAAACATGTCAGTACAATCAGGATTGACCCAGGGTTCGGCTTGTCCCGAAAAGTCCAATCTCACATGCTTGGGCAGCTTGTCTACGATGGTACGAAAATCGGCCAAGCTCATGTACTTGACATCATCACCATAGGCTTCTCTCAGACTGTCTTGCGGACAATAGTTGCACATCAGTGGGCAACCAATCATGGTGGTAATTTCTAAGGTGTATGCGTTCATTTGTACGAATAAGTGGGTAACAATTCTTGAGCCCGTTTAGTTGGTCCAGGCAACAGATATTGTTGATATTTATCAGTGTTTTGAGCCAGATATGCAGGAAAGTAATCATTGACTTCGACTATTTCATACAGATCATTGCTGTCCTGTTTCCAGCTGGTGCGTTTGGCGATACTGGCTGCAGGATCAATCTGTGCTATAAACTCGGGTGTGTTTACTTCTTGGTGGCTGAAACTCTGTGCTTTGTCGATCAAATAATCTCGATCGCCCAGATAACCAAAATGCCAACCACCGTGTTCAATCACTTCACATCCGGCATTGACAAATTGGTAGGGTGCATCAAAAAATCCAAATCTCATGTCACGCAGGCTGTTTGGCACAATTTCATCAAAAACTGCCCGACGAGCAGCCATGGCCCACACGCTGTAGCGATCTGGATTCAATTTCATGTAGTTGAATTTAAAGTTGTATATGGGCATACGCAAGGCAAATATGGTTTGATCACTGGCTCGCATTTTTTCCAAGGCCGCAACACGTGGTATTTCATCCACATCGCTGACGATTATGATGTCAGTGGAGTCAGCGTCGATAATGCCACGAACTATGGCATTGCGTTGATGGTGTTCGTTGTGCCAGGGATTGACGCTGCCTGGCATGTCTTCTACTTTGACATAGCGTATCTTGTCCAAAAACTTTTCAAATCTTTGTGCGTGTGTCTCAAAATTCCAAGGTTTGAGTCTGTTGGTAAAGGTTTGGTTAGATTCCACAATGACAAACTGGTCTACTGTAGTGTATAATTCTTGTAAACGCAGTTCTAATAGATCCAGCTCATTGTAAAACGTGAAACAATCATATATTTTCATAAGCATATTTAAGCATAATAAATACCTTACTGTCAATTTTTCAAGGACCATATGTACGCTGTTGCCAGCATCAATACCGAAGACTATCAAGACCTAGCCGACCTAACTGACGCACCCAAACAGGAATACTGTGAACGCTACGGCTATGAATTCCATGTACTCAAAGAAACTCGCTACAGCCCTATCATGGGCTTTAACAAGATCCACTATGTGCTGGATATTTTTAAACAAAGACCCGACATAGAGTGGTTGTTGTTCAGCGAGTGTGATGCCATGATCACCAACATGACTGTGCGTATCGAAGACCGCATAGACAATGACTATCATTTTATTGTGCCCGTGGATCGACTCAACATCAATTCTGGCAATTTTTTAGCTCGTAATAGTGAACCAGGTCGTGCTTATCTACAGATGATCATAGACAAAGAAGAAGAATACAAAAACGAGAGCTGGGCCGAACAGCAGGTCATCATTGATACCTTTCCAGATTTGAGTACCATAGTCAAACTGGTACCACAGCGTGACATGAACAGCTATGAGCCACAAATCTATGATTATTGTGATGCCAGCCGTGATATCATGGGCAACTCGGGTGCATGGGAACCAGGTGATTGGATAGTACACTGGCCCGGCACATATAAACCTACCAGAATTGCACGAGCAACAGAACTAAGTAAACAGATTATTAGATGAGCGAAAACATCTTTAAGATCCCGCCTATTAGACAGGCCTATAGCAATGACTACGCTGAGTATGGCCGTCCGGGTGTTGTTAGCTATTGGTTCGAAATGGAACATCCATTTGAAGGGCACAGAAACTTTAGTCAAACTCTAGACATCTATCTTAATGATTACAACTGGCGTAAAATATTAAAATCCGGAAGCACAATTATAGATATCGGTGCACACAGTGGAGATACTGCTGTGCCCATGATGGCCATGAGCGGCTATTGTGTGTTGACTGTAGAATGCAATCCTACCATATATCCTTGGTTGGAGTTTGCTTGTCATATGAATCGTCACTTGGGCAAATTTATTCCTGTGACTGAAGCAGTGACCACAGCGGACAATGTTACTGTAACATTCAGCGATCACAACAATGGCATGTGCAACGGCGGCTTGGTCAATCATAACTGGGGCATTGGTGCTGGATCTGGCAGCATAGACGTGCCAGGCATGCGACTAGATACCTTGTGCCGCAGATATCTGAATGCGGAAGAAATCAGTCGTATTGATCTCATCAAGATCGATACCGAAGGGCACGATTTTGCTATCCTGGATGCCAGCAGAGAGTTTATTGATTCTATACGACCCAAACTGTTTGCGGAATGGTTCAGTGGATTTGGTGCAGACGCAGTTGAACGCATGTTTGACATTATTGCCAGCATGGATTATGTGGCCTTGTATCCACGCACATTTGAGCCGGCAGATCCTGCACAACCCAGCGAAGATCTGTTGTTGATACATCGAACAAAATTACAAGCATTTTTACAAGAAGTCAAATGAAAATTTTAATCACCGGAACCACAGGATTTTTAGGACGCAGTCTGGCTGACTATTTCAAGGCAGACCACGACGTGATTGAACACACCAGAACCAGTGTGCGACTCAGTGGTGCCATTTACCTGCACAAGCCTGACCTGATCATTCATTGTGCCGGTGAGATATATAGAACTGAAGTCATGTACGATACCAATGTTGGCATGGTCAATGAAATCCTAGAAAGTGTTAGAGAATACTGCCCCGGTTGCCGAGTCATACAAATAGGCAGCAGCGCCGAATATGGGCCAATGAATCGTGCCACTTCGGAAACAGATCCAATCAATCCAGTGGATGTGTATCAAGCCACCAAAGGTGCAGCCACACTACTGTGTCAGGCCTATGCTCGACAGTACGGATTACAGACCATGGTAGCAAGAATATACTCAGGTTATGGTGTGCATGAGCGACCACACAGACTATTTCCTACCTTGTATCGTGCGTTTTTCAACAACGAGCCCATGACTCTATATCAAGGCTACCACGACTTTATCTACATTGAAGACTTTGTGCGAGCCATAGATCAGGTCAAAGATTATGTTTGGGAGCCGGGCGAAATCATAAACTTTGGTTCAGGACGTCAGTACAGCAATTTTGAAGTGCTGGAAGCCTGGCAACAAGTTACTGGACATACAGCACCAGTAGAAAAACTTGATCAACTCAGCAAGGCCTACGAAAGTAACGTTTGGGTATGTGACAACACCCGACTACGTATCAGATGTGGATTCCAACTACAATACGACCTAGAATCAGGCATACGAGATTTTATAGAAAAGATGAAAAATGCAAAAACAAATTAATACCACGAAAAACAGAATATACACAATTGATTCATCGGATGACCAAGTAGTCAATTGGTTTGATCAAGGTCACATCAACATGACAGATATCATTCTAGAACAGATCAACACAGAACGCATGTATGATCCTGTGCTGGCCAACAAAGACGACTTGGTCATCTTGGACGTGGGTGCTAATATTGGACTGTTTAGCTTGTATGCTCAAGACAGTGCTCAAAAGATCATTTGCCTGGAACCTGCTCCGAGCACATTTGGCATGTTGCAAAAACTCACCAAACACATCGACAAAATTAGTGTGCAGGCCACTGCACTCAGTGATCACGATGGTGAAATCAGTTTTTACATCAGTGACAATCCTACCATCAATAGCATGGTAAATCAAGTGGGAGAAGAAATACATGTGCAGTCCCGAACCATGGCCACTGTACTCAAAGAAAACAATCTGGACTGGGTAGATTTTGTCAAATGCGACATCGAAGGATCAGAAACCTTGGCCATCACCGATGCAACTATAGATCCCATCCGAGATCAAATTGGATCATGGTTTATTGAAATACACCAAACCAACGGCAACACCGGTGCACCATGGCCTGGTAACCTAGAACAAAATCGACAAACCATTATCGGTGTGTTAAAGAACGCAGGCTATTCAGCAGAACCAGTTATCCACGACCAAATATTTGCATGGAAATAACACCATTACAACGCAGAGTAATTGACATTACATATCAGGAAAGACTGAGTCATCTCAGTTCAACCTTGAGTGCTTTGCCTATCATTGAAGAAATTTATGCTGAACGACAAGATGATGAAGTATTCATTTTAAGCAACGGTCATGCTGGATTGGCCCTGTACGTTGTGTTAGAAAAATATTACGGAGTAGATCCTGTTGCCTTGTTACATAAACACGGCATACACCCAGGCAAAGATCTAGACAATCATTTGTACTGTAGTACAGGCAGTTTGGGATCCGGATTGCCTATTGCTGTGGGACACGCACTGGCTACTCCGCACAAGAAAGTCTACTGTATGATTTCAGACGGTGAATGTGCTGAGGGTAGTATTTGGGAAAGCCTGCGTTTTATCAACGAATATCCGGTTAATAATTTAGAAGTGTATGTGAATGTTAACGGCCTGGGTGCTTATGATGCTATTGATACCAATTACCTGGTACAACGCCTGCAATGTTTCTTGCCAGGTATTCATATTAGATTAAGTGATCCATTGAAGTGGTCATTTGCCCAAGATTTGCTAACACACTACTATGTGCTCAAAGATCAAGACTATCAGGAGATCACGCAATGAGACGAGAGTGTGCTCAACTACTCCTAGAAGAAATGAGTGTGAACGATCGTATTCGTGTGGTCACTGCGGACTTGGGATTTGGCATATTGGATCATATCCGTAATGCATACCCCGATCGTTTTTACAATGTGGGTGCTGCGGAACAACTGATGATTGGTGTGGCCGTAGGCATGGCCGAGAATGGATTGATTCCTGTGTGCTATTCAATGAGCAGTTTCTTATTGTATCGCCCATTTGAATTCCTGCGTAATTATGTTGACTACGAAGGCGTTAATGTCAAACTGTTAGGTTCGGGTCGCAACAAAGATTACAGTCATGATGGCATTAGCCATTGGGCACACGATGATGAAAAAGTATTACAGGCATTGTCAAACATTGAAATATACAAGCCGGGTAGCCTGGAAGAACTTGATGTGAATTTTGATCAATGGATCAACAGCACCAAACCTGGCTACTTAAATTTAACGAGAAAAATATGACAGAGCTAAAACTTACAGATATATTAAGCAGTCACGTGTACTCCCCTATCATTGCATATCTTAAAAAAAGCAAGGGTAAC